TATCACAACGAGAAACGTCCGAAAACGTCTTTCTTAATCATAAGATCGCCCGCCTCCCACGAGTGGGTACTGCGTACGATGGTGCAAAGATACAAAAAAATTCCGAACTTGCAAGAAATTCATCAAAAAATTGAAAATCCACTCCTGTATTGCAGCCCCGTTGCAGCCCCGTCATTCCCCGTTTTGCTTTGCTATGCCAGACGCTTTCTGCGTCCTGCGGGTGGTTTCTTTATTCTTGATTAGCCTGCCTCTGCCAACCGGAAAAAACCGCTGCCCCATAAATTCACGCTTTCGGCCCACATGGATACAAGAAAACTGGACAACTCGCTATTTGTTAGCTTGTTGCCCAGTTGCAGTTGCGGAGGCAGGAACCAAAGAGACAGCGAGCTGTCCTTTGTTTACTAAGTTTCCGCAAGGCTGTTCCATAATTAATAATGTTAATAGGGTTCGCAGTTTGTCTCACAACGACACTTGTAAAAGCGTCTGGAGAACTGTATTATAATTATAATTTAACTTTGTTTTATTTTGGTTATTTTGTCCCGTTTTTGTCCGACTCCCCGAACTGAGCAAGCTTAATCAGGTCATCGTAACGCGTTTTCCATTGCTCTATTTCTGCGTCTTTGGACGTAATGATTCGCTCCTTGTCAGCAATCAGCATGTCTTTTAAGCGAATGACCTCACTAAGATGATCCACTTTCTGAGTCAGGTCATTAGTGACAGTACTGTTAATTATATTGTTATTGCCGGTAACTCCATCCATCTTTGCTTGAGAGATTTCGCCTGGTTCGAAATCTACGAAAAAATCAATGGTCATGCCAGTTTCGCGCATAAGAGCCGTCAACGTACTAAGCGTAACGTTATGCCCGTCTTCGAAGAAAGGCATAAGGTTATACTCTTCCCTGCTGGCGTTTTTACGAGGCTTACGATATTTTAGCATCTTCGTAGCAAGCTTTGTATAACCACCGCGTTCTGTTTTTAACAGCGCCTGAAGGCGCGAGCCAACATACTTCATGTCTTAATAAATGTTAAATACCACAACAAAACATAAGTTTTACTTAGTTTTATTTTGGTAATTACAAATTTAATCATAATTTTGCCCACAAATTTAATCATTATTTTTAGTAAAACCAAATTTTTTATGAAGAAATTGGACTGCTTAGGAATTAGTTCCTACTATGAAGAACTGCCGCGTGGAGAGAAGGACGGCTTTGTGCGTGACGTGGCAGAAGCCATCGGCCAGAGCACTTCCAACGTGCGACTGAAGATGAAGAACGGCCGATGGGGAAAGACAGAAGTTCCAATCATCAACGAGGTCATCGAGAGAAGGGAGGGCTGACTATGTGCATGCGCAAGATTGAATTCTATGTATCGCCTGACGGAAAGGTGAAAGTGGATGAGGAAGGCATCCCTTTCACCAAAGAATACAATGAAGGCGACAAAGAGCTGACCGAGTATGTAGCAGGGCTGATTAAGAACCAGTACCCGGAGGCATACAATGCACTGGCCCTGGAGTACCGGGCATCAATGCCTAACAAGCATTTCTTTCAGTTTCTGATTGTGCATCGCTTCATCCGGTGTAACTTTGGGAAGTTCGACGGGCTGACATTCGACATCGAAGGCGGTGTACTGCACATCGAGGATGTTGCCTGCCCTCTGAAATGGCGAAACGATTGTCCAATGAAAGGCATCGTCTGCAAGCCAAAACCTTTTGGGCTTACATCAAGAGAAACAGAGATAGCAAAGATGTCGAGTGCCGGATATACCTACGAAGAAATCTCAGATGAGATTGGCGTCACGCACTCGACTATCAAGAACACAATACAGAGGATCAAAGAGAAACTGCACCTCGCTTCAGCAAAAGACATAACCAAAGTAATAGTTACGACACTATGAATATAGGTGAAAGAGTTATCGTAGATGCTGCCGTCACGGGTGACGGCATCCATCACAGCGGAGTCATCGAGGATATCTATGACTTCACAAGCGCATCATTCGTTGATGTGCATTTCGACGAACCCACGCCATGGGGCGTGTGGGGTGCGACAGTGACAAACCTTGAAATGATCAGGAAGGAGGGCGTGGCATGAACATCATTGTTATCAGCGGGCCGGCAGGCTCTGGCAAGACTACATTGGCTGCCAGCATCGTGGCTGCAGTAGCACCAGAGAAAGACAGCGTCATTGCAGCGACAAGGAACAACTGCAAAGCGTCCGACGAACTTGTTCTGGGAATAAGACTACGGAAGGAAAAGAAGGTCATTGTCTTTGACGACTTTCGCAAGAAGAACAAAATCTTGCAGCATTACCTATGTAAATGGCACGACAGTGACGACAGCGATTTGTTGGTCATTGTAGTAACCCAGGAGTGCGATATACCCGTCGAGCTAAGTATGAGGGCGGTAGTCATAAGAACGAACAGGAGGGATTTCAATGAGATACCTTGCGATTGAAATCCGTGGCCAGGTACACATTCTGAACGACCGGGACGAGCTCGGCGGTTTGATTGACTGCGACATCGAGCACAGGACGCTCGGTGAGGTGTGCGATGACCGTGAATATGGTGACCGATGCAACGCTGAGTGTCCACAGTTTTGTGCCGGCACTTGTCAGGCAAGGCCAGTCAGGGACATCGATGGGAAATTGTGGCACGTTAAAACAAATAGCTGAAAACTAAAAAGAATATGAGTACAGAAGAGAAATTAAAAGAATTGTTCCTTTCGCTGGGAAGGACAAAGAAGGTCGAGTTTATCAGCGACAACATCGACTATGCGTCAGACCGATCCATTGTGCAGCATGTGGGCACCTATATCTGCGACATCCTGGAGGATCTGTGGGAGGACGGCGACATCGAGGGAGTGGTGGATTTTCTGAAGAGTAAAGGATATAAAATAGAAGAACCATGAGCAAGTATTATTTCTTGACCGTACAGACGTACAAGTCAGTGAACAGGATGGGCGAGGCCCTGGCGAGCTATGTAGATAAAAAGTACGACTGCACGATAGTGGACGTCGCGGGCTTCGACGCTGTTGAGAAGGACATCAAGGAAAAGATGGCCGAGCTGCAGAAGCAGTATCCACGCTGCCGCCCGTTCCGTTATAACTGCTACAAGACCAAGGACCGCTGGAGCAATGGGCAAGAGCACATCTATGTGAAGCCTGAGAGCACGTACAACGACAATCTGGTATTCGCCATTCGGTCGGAGCATGTCCGGAACAGCGCCATGCTTCCGAAACTAGTGAAAAACAACGAAAACGACTGAGGCTATGAATGCAGTGATTCATTAAATGCCAATATAAGGAGACAAGTGATATGAGTACAACAAACATTGCAATAATCAACGGCATCAGCCTCCAGGTGGTGGCCGATGAGCGAGAGCAGTTAGTGGCCGTAAAGCCGGTGTGTGAGATTCTGGGTGTGAACTATACCACGCAAGTAGAGAAGTTGAAAGCGCATCCTGTTTTCGGTTCAGTTATCCCCCTGAGGGGTACAACTGGAGCCGACGGCAAGTTATATCAGATGCTGTGCATCCCACTACAGTTCTTCCCCGGCTGGCTGTTCTCCATAAACCCGGACAACGTGAAGGAGGAAGCAAGGGAGAATCTCATCAAATACCAGCTGGAGTGCAACAAGGTACTGTTCGACTACTTCTTCAGCCGTGTGGACTTCTCGCGCAAAAAGGAGAAGGCGGTGGCCAAGGCCAAGGAAGTCTGCGATGAGAAGCTGGAGCAGTTGCGCATTGCCAAGAGCGAGCTGAAGGTAGCGGAGAACGAATTGGGCAAGGCGATGGCCATGACCTTCGAGGAGTGGCAGGCCGACCGCCTGCAGTTGAGGATTCCAGGATTTGAATGACATGAAAGTATATATCAGCGGAAAAATTGGCGAGGAGGGGCTCAGCGAGGCCACTCGCCAGAAGTTTGCCAAGGCAGAACAGATGCTAAAGGCGAAAGGGTTCGAGACATTCAATCCTACTACCAGCGGACTCGACGCACACGCTGAGTCGCTGGTCAAGGCTGCCGATTACAAGACAACTTTCTACCAGGAGATTCTGCTGTGTGACCTGGTGCAGCTGGCACAATGCGATGCCATCTACATGCTGGCCGACTGGTCTTTGTCAAACGGTGCCAACGTGGAGTTGGACTTCGCCGTGGCCACTGGCAAGAAGCGGTTCTGGGAACTGGAGGAGGATGCTATGGCGTTTTGTGATGAATCTGGCATCCATGCCGATGTATGGATGCCTATAGACTGAAGGCCATGAAAGCAGAAGTTCCACTTTACGTAGTGACCGGTGTCCGGAGTGGGGGGGGGGTAAAAGAGAAACGCTCAGCCTGCCCTGCAGCCGTCTCAAGGCCGTCGAGCTGCGCGACTGGACACGCAGTATGTTTGGCCATGTCAAAGTTTATCACGACATTCAAATAAGAGAAGTATGAAAACACCTTTATACGTGGTAACCGGCATCAACCGGCTGACCGGAGAGCGTGTGGCTGTGACGGCACCGCACAGCCTGACGAAGACACAGGAGATGCGCGACAGGCTGGCGGCACGCCAGCACTGCCGCTCGGCTTACAAGTGGCTGAAGGTGGAGCCGGCCGAGAAGGAGGGCCGCCTATGGTGAGACATAGCGAGACTGTGGGGGGTAAAAATACCTCCGTAAAAATGTGTTTTGTAGTTAGGCTGCAACTGTTTACATTTGCAGCCATGAAATCTTGAAGCTATGATTAAAGAACATATCATCGAGAAGCTGTATAGCCTGAACATTCAGGACGTAGTGGCAGACTATGTGACCTTGAAGAAAAGCGGGGTCAACTGGAAAGGACTATGCCCCTTCCATGACGACAAGAACCCGAGCTTCGTGGTCAGTCCGGCAAAGAACATCTGCCACTGCTTCGTATGCGGCAAGGGCGGCAATCCCATCACCTTCGTCATGGAGAAGGAGAACTGCAGCTTCCCACAGGCATGCAAGATCCTGGGTGAGAAGTATCACATCCAGATTGAAGAGGACGAGAAGCGAGAACCGACAAAAGAAGAGGTTGAGCTACAGCGGAAGAAAGAGAGCGCCTTCGTTATCTACGAGCATGTGCAGCACCACTTTGTGGAGTGCATACACGCTGATACTCCGGAAGCCAAGGCTGCTTATGGCTACGCCATCAACCGATGGGGGGCTGAGACTGTAGAGGAAATGGGTATCGGGTATGCGCCGAAGGACTGGCAAGATATCATCACCTTTGCACAGAAGGAGGGGCTAAGCATCCCCATCATGAAGGAACTGCGGCTAATCAGCACGTCGGAGAAAGGCAACGACTACGGCTTCTACAACGACCGCCTGATGATACCCATAAGGGACAAGTTCGGCCGAGTCATCAGCTACACGGCACGGACGATGGACGAGCACAAGGAGAAGGGCAGCAAATACATGAACGGTGCAGAGAGTTTCCTCTTCACAAAAGGCAATCATCTTTTCGGACTCGACCTCGCACAGAAAGAGGGGGCTAAGCAGGAACTCTTCTATGTTGTGGAAGGAGCACCGGACGTCATCAAGATGCAGCAGATAGGCATTACCAACACCATAGCCGCATTGGGCACCGCTTTTACTAAGGAGCAGTTCCAGCTGCTGAAACGTTACCACTGCATGCTCTGCTTCATCCCTGACCAGGACGGGCCCGGCATCGAGGCTGTTAAGAAGAACGGACGCCTGGCCATGGAGGCCGGCTTTAGGGTGACGGTAAAGGAGATACCACCTTTAGTGGATAATGACGGAACCGAGCACAAGCAGGATGCCGACAGCTACTTCAAGCGCAGCGAGGAAGGAGGCAAAAACAGTGCGGAAGCGCAGCTGGCCACCCTTACCACCGAGGACTTCGTGATCTGGCTGGCCCGTCACATCTACAATGAAGAGCAGACAGACACCGCCAAGAGCGACAGCATCAAGGAGATATGCGACACGCTGATCCTGGAGCAAGACGAGTTCACACGAAACAGTTTGATTGACGCCTTGGGCGAGAAGTACGGGCATAAATCGCTGTGGAAGAATGCCGTCAACGATGCAAAACGCCGGCGCAACGAGGCCAAGGCCCAAAAGAGTTCCCAACGCTCTGGCATCGATCTGAGAAAATATGGCTTCTTTGAGGAACATAACTGCTATTGGAGCAATGAGGACGGTGGCGAGAAACAATGGTCGAACTTCAAGATGAAGCCTCTGTTCCACATCATGGGCGTCGACGACTCCAAACGCTTGTATGAGATTACCAACGTGGACGGAACCACGCGCACGTTGGAACTGACTGCCGATGAACTGGTATCGCTGCCCAGGTTCATGACCCGCGTGGAGAGCGCCGGCAACTTCCTTTGGAAAGCAACCATGCAGGAGCTTACCAAGCTGAAAAGCTATCTCTTTGACATTACCGGCACGGCCATCAGGATCCGGCAGTACGGATGGCAGAAACGCGGTTTCTGGGCCTTCGGAAACGGATGCATCTACGACAACGACTGGTATCCCGCTGACCACATGGGCATCGTCCACTTGCATGATGCCAACAAGCAGCTCGACAACTACTACCTCCAGGGAGCCAGCGACCTCTATGCAGAGGACACCAGCTATTTTTCTTTCGAGCGCCAGTTCGTCATGCCTGAGGGGCATAGCAGCATATCGCTCCGCGACTTCGCCCTGATGATGGCTGGCGTCTTCGGCAACAACGCAAAGATTGGCCTGTGCTATCTGCTGGCCACTATCTTCCGCGACGTCATCACCGGCTACACCACCAACTTCCCGCTGCTGAATCTCTTTGGACCGAAGGGCAGCGGTAAGTCGGAACTGGGCATCACGCTCATGCGTTTCTTCACCGTCGGCGACCGTCCCATCAACCTGCGCAACACCACTGCGCCAGGCTTGAGTCAGGCACTGGCCATGTCGGCCAACGGCATGGTGCATCTCGACGAGTACAAGAACTCGCTCGACATGCGCATCATAGAGATCATCAAAGGAGCCTATGACGGCGTAGGAAGGGCCCGCATGGACATGGACCGGGGTAAGCAGATAGAGAAGACACCCGTGGACTGCGGTGTCATCGTCAGCGGCCAGGAGATGCCGACGCTCGACATAGCCATGTTCTCGCGTATGATATATCTCACGCACGACACCACCGTCCACGACCGCGAAGCCAAGGACCGCTTCAATCACCTGGCCGACATCCGCAAGCTGGGCCTGCAGCACCTGACAAAGCAGATATTGTCGCACCGGGCACTCTTCGAGAGCTCGTTCTACGAGACCTACAACGAGGTGACCAACGAAGTCTACGACCTCATTGACGGCAGCCAGGTGGAAGACCGCCTATGGCGCAACTGGGTGATGCTGCTAGCCGCATACAAGACTCTTTACCAACAACTGGCCCTTCCCTTCGACTATGAGGAAATGAAGAAACTGTGCGTTGAGGGCATCAAGCGGCAGAACTCAGAGATTATCAGCAACAACGAGCTGGGCAACCTTTGGAACGCTATGACCTACCTCTACGAGGAAGGAATGATATACAGCGACGGCGATTTCAAGGTGAAGTACGTCAAGACGCTGAAAACCGACCGCACCGAGCGAGAGTACCGCATGAACACGCCGGTACTGATGCTGCGCTTGAACCACTTCATAGGCCAGTACAAGCGCATGGCCAAACAGCAGGGCGAGACGGTGATGTCGAAAGACTCCATCCGCTACTATCTCACCACCAGCAGTGCATACCTGGGCATGAAGGCCTCGGAACGGTGGAAGGTGTTCCAGGACGGGCGACCGCTCACCGAGACGCGCGTAGAAGGTGGCCAGACGCGTCAGGTCGATGTCTGCAAGTTCGATCGCTGTATGTGCTTCGACTACCTACAGCTGAAGGATAAGTTCGACCTGAACCTGGAGTCAATGTCTGCTGAACGGGCCTACCAGATGGAAAAGGAGGCCGAAGCCGCTGAAGCCAGCAGCTTAGCCCGGAAGAAAGAACCGGACTTGTTTGAGCCTACGGACGACGAGCCGTTCTGAGTAGCTTCGTAGTTTTCAAGATAAATTTTTCTGCCGAGAGCCTGGCGCGTGATGCGTCGGGCTCTTTTCTTGGAGAGGATTTAATCACTAATTTAAGCAATAACGCCGATTCTAGTCATATCCTCATGCGCACGCGCGCGCACGTAAAAAAACGCTGCACACACATGCACACAGGTGCACACATTTTGATATTGCGTTGATTTACAAACAATTACGGACAGCACACAAAACGGCAAGTCTGCACACACCCTGCACAAATTTGCACACACTCTGCACACAAGCACCCGCTTTGCACACAAAAGGCGCGTTTTGCACACAGATTTTTCCTTTTGCACACAAAGAAATTAGAGATAAAATATTGATAATCAGGAGAGTACTATTTTGTGTGCATTTGTGTGCAGCGTGTGCAGCCATTTAGGTATTCGTATGCGCGAAATTTTTGGTTTACTACAATAAAACGCTGCTTTGTTCTCGTATTTACATAAAAATCACTACCTTTGCATTGTTTTATTGCTGCTTCCTATGAGCCAGATACAGATATACATCAAAATACCGCTCTATGAGCGAGAGTGGTGTGAGCACCACTTCGGCAGGCCGTGCGAGTTTCCTGCGGCTACAAACCTGAACAATGTCATCCGCCATTTCTCACGTCCCCGGCCTGCCGGTGTGCCGCCCGAGACGCAGCAGGATGGCGAGCTGGCTATCTGCCTTATGGGGAGCAAGTCGAAGAAGCCGGAGGTGTACAACTACATCTCCAAGCACGGCAAGGCCGCCATCGCCGAAGCCATCGATGACCTCTTCATCATGCACATGTGGGAGGAACTGACCGACATTGGCACCCGCTCGGTGCAGCTGTCGAAGCTGGTCATGGACTGGATGGAGGCCAACGGCATCTCCATGACGGGGAACAACTACGAGAACCTGCGCATGAAGTTCCAGCGCATCAAGGATGCCTACAAGAACAAGGCCGGAATAAACGTATCTCGCGGCTACAAGCATGAAAACCCTTAAACAAAGTTAAATCTCTTTGTGTTTCTATCCACAAAAACGACAAAAAGTTTCAAACCTGTTCAACACCGTTCAAC